AAAAAATGGTTCAGCTGACTTTACAGGATGGACATTGGTTGGTGAAGGACCATATCATACTTTATACCAAAAGCAAATAACGTTTACGGTACCATTTACAGATAGTGCGTATACGGTTACATTACAAACTGTAAATTATCCTAACCCAGCTGGTGGTAGTGGTTCATCACATCCAGGATATTTATTCCCAATTAATAAAACAGCAAACGGTTTTAAAATTTATGTTCACACAATACCAGCCGACCTTGAATACATAGACTGGGTGGCAATTAAATACTAAGTGACCAAAACGCATAAAAATATATTTATAACAAATGTCAAATATGACCAATAGAAAAATTAATATAATTACAGAAGAAAAGTTATACGTACCTCAATTAATTGAAGTAACTACAAGACGTGATGACTTTATCAAATACGGTGCTGATAATTTATTCCCAGACTATTTGCTTAGTTTGTTGGAAAAGTCATCCATCCACAAAAGCATCCAAACAGGTAAACAAGACATGGCTATGGGTGACGGTATAAAAGTCGCTACAGAAAATTTACCAGCTGACCAACAAGCCATCGTTAGCAAGTTCATGAACATGCCTAACCCAAATGAAAACATCGAAGATATAAGCTATAAAATATTTATGGACCTTATTATCTACGGTGCATATGCATTGAATATTATCTGGTCAAAAGATAGACAAACCATCGCTGAATTTTATCATATTGACTACGGTAAATTAAGATGCAGCAAACCAGATGAAGATGGTAATATGAATTATTATTATTACTGTGATGACTGGTCTGATACCAAGAACAATGAAATTAAAAAAATTGCTCTATATAGCACAGATGAAAGAAAAGACCCATCACAAATAATGGTGGTTAAGGAATACAACCCAGCTGCAAAATATTACGCAATTCCACAATATTCAGCTTCAATTCCATATGTGGAAATTGACTTTGAAATTGGTGCTTACCACTTGAACAACATCCAAAACCAATTATCACCAAATTATATTATACAAATTAACACAGGTATTCCAGAAGAGGAAGAACAAGATGAGTTATTCAGACAATTTAAGTCTGAAATGACTGGAAAAAAAGGTCACAAGTTCGTTTTACTGTTTGGTAACGGCCAGGACCAAGCACCAACGTTTATTCCAATTGCAACTACAGATAGTGATAAGCAATTCTTGGTGTTGAATGAAGCTGTATTACAAGCATTGTGTACAGCTAACAAAGTAACATCACCGATGTTATTGGGTATTAAGACACCTGGTCAATTGGGTGGTCGTTCTGAATTGGTGGATGCCTATGACCTATACTATGCAACAGTTATCAACAAATTACAAAAACACGTATTAAAGTCTTATCACAAGATATTAACAATTAATGGCACAAGCGCACAATTGGACTTTATCAAAGCTGAACCATTGCCATTCAATTTAACTGAACAGTCATTGTTGCAAGTGGCAACACCTAATGAAGTAAGGGACATGGTTGGACTTGAACCAATTGAAACACAAAATAACCCAACCGAAACAGTAGAATAATGTCACAAGTACTATTTATATCCGAAACATTTTTACGTGAATACACCAACGTAGGTGCTAACGTACAAAACAACATTCTTACAAATTCAATTCGTAAGTCACAAACTATCAAAATACAAAGCATTTTGGGTAAGGCGTTATATGATAAAATTGATAATGACTTATATAATGCTGGTGGTAGTGTTAGTGGTTTGACTGGTAACTATGCGATATTATTTACAGACTATGTTGTTCCTTGTTTAACAGCTTGGGCATTCTACGAATGTATTGTACCACTTACATTGAAATTCACCAACAAAGGTATCAACCGTGCACAAGATAGTTACAGTGAAGGTATTGACTTGGAAACGATGAAATTTATCAGAAACGATGCACGTAATGAAGCCGAATGGCATAACCAACGTTTAACAACTTACTTGTGTAACAACACAGGTTTATTCCCAGAATATTCTGACTATACCGCTAATGACTTATATCCTTCAACAAAGGCTGGTAGCTACGAAAGTGGTATCTATTTTAAAAAGCGTAAAAGCACCAACAATAATTTCTTCCCAGATAAGGATGACTATAACAAATTCACATTTTAATATGAAAAAGGAACAAATACTATCTATTATCCGCCACACCCTAACATTTGCTGGTGGTATCTTAGTAACTAAAGGTTTAATTGATGAAGGCATGGCAACAGAAGTTGTTGGTGGACTTATGACACTTATCGGTACCATTTGGGGTATCGTTGATAAAAACAACTAAGAATGGGTTTAGGTGACTTTGTAGAGGCTTTCATCAAGGTGGTGACACTAGGACAAGGAAAACGCATTGCAAACGCTGTAGCACACTTATTTGGTTATGAAGACTGTGGGTGTAATAGAAGACGTATATGGTTAAATAATTTATTCAAACCTAAACATAAGAAAAGATACCCAATTTAAAATGGCATACAAAAAAAATACAAAAAAATTACAAGAAGCGGTTATTAAATTGCAACAAATAAAACAAAGTGAGAAAGATGAAAACAGTTTACGAAGCATTGAACCATCTAGGAATAAACGTTAGTCTAATTATTGGTGGGTTAATTGGTGCGTTCATTGGAATGAAACCAAACCTTCCATGGTGGAAGCAAGTGATCAGCGTTGTGATGGGTGCATTCATAGCAAATTACACAGCACCGCTTATAGTTAACCTATTTGGTTTAGGCCAGGATACATTACCAGGTGTTGGTTTTGTCGCTGGTTATAGTGGACGTGAAATGCTAAATTATATAATGACCAAATTAAAGAAAAAATAAGATGGCAAAGGCTAAAGCAATTAAAGAAGCAAAGCGTTGGGTTGCAAAACCAAAGACAAAACGTAAAGGTGTGCATAGTAAATGCAAAGCATCCAAACACAAAGGAAGTAAGAACTATCTGAAACGTAACAAGGGTCAGGGTTAAGAAATGGGACATATATACCTAATAGTATATTTACCAGTATAATAAGCTTATAATAAAAAAAAATTTATGAACAAATTACAAAAAATAGCTGAAATTTTAGGTTTGACGTTATCTAGTAATGTTGTTGAAGAAACTTTGTCAGCAGAAATGATGACCAAAGACGGTGCAAAACTATACACAGAAGCTGAAGGCTTCGTGGTAGGTGCTGCTGTTATGGTTGTTATGGAAGACGGTTCAATGGTCCCAGCTATGGCTGGTGAAGTTGAAATGGAAGACGGTTCAATTCTTGTTTTTGATGAAGCTGGTGTTATCTTAGAAATTAAGGTAGTTGAACCAGTAGAACCAGTTGAACCAGTAGAACCAGCAGCTGAAGAATTGAATGATGACGAACCAGTTGCATTCACTTTATCAGAAGAAGACTACAACACATTAGTTGAAAGAATTGCAAAACTAGAAGAAGTATTGTTGGGTGCCGTTGAAGCATTGAACAACACTAACAAAAACTTGGTCGAAAAAGTTGAAACGTTAAGCGCACAACCTGCTGCTGAACCAGTTAAAACTAGAAAGCCTTTGAAAGAAGAAAATGCCTTGGCTGGCTTGAAATTGCCAAAAAGAAATTAATAATAAAACTAAACTAAAAAAACAAATTAAATTATGTCATTAGTAGTAACAGGGTTAACCGCTTACGCAAAAGCTGAAGGTTTCCCACTTATCGTGTCAGCTGTAACACGTGGCAATACAGCAAACTACGCTAACATCGTTAGTGGGTTGAAAGGTACTGGACTTGTACCATTTTTAAGTTCATCTGTAACATTGGCCGCTGGTGGTACATGTTCATTTACAAATAACGGAACATCAACTTTTTCTGAAGTAGAAATTGCAGTTAAACCTGTAGAATTTATGGAAGCTATCTGTGTTGGTGCATTAGAAGGTAAAGCTATGATGTATGAAGTAGCTGGTTACGATGCTATTCCTTACACTGAACAATTCTTGCAAGACAAAGCTGACCAAATTTCTAAGAAATTGGACGGTTTATACTGGTTAGGTTCAGTAGCTGGTGGTGATGTTTTTTCTGGTTTCGTTGCACAAGCAACTGCTGCTTCTAAATTAAACACTATCACTGGTTCAACTTCTTCAGTTTATGATGCTATTGACTTAGCTATCGATACAGCTGTAGCTGTTGACAGTACTTTCGAAAGTTCTGATAGCGTTGCTATCTTCTTGAACTATGCGAAATACCGTACATTACAAAAAGAATTAGTTGCTAAGAACCTATACCATTTTGGTCCTGGTGCTTATGAGGCTGGTAACATGGAAATTTTATTCCCTGGAACAAAAATTAAAGTTATCCCAACTGAAGGTTTAGCTGGTCACTCTTTCTTGTACTTGGCTGATACTGCACACTTGCACATTGGTACAAACTTGGCTTCTGAAGCTGAAGGTTTGAACGTATACCATGACCAAATTACAAACAACATCTACTTACGTTCACAGTTCTACGCTGGAACAGGTGTTTCTAAAGTAATTTTCAAGAAAGCTTGCTAATAGCAATTAATAATAAAATATAAACAAATTTAAAAATTAAAAATTATGTCATATACTCCACTTACATGTATCTTATCAGAAGGTCTTAACCTTACTGGTTGTACTAAAGACAATACAGGTGGTGTTGAACAAGTAATTTTTGCTAACTTCAAAGATGTAGTTCCAGCTGGTACCCCAACTGGTTTCACATACGACAGTACAACTGGTGAAGTTACAAATATTGTTACTGGATCAACTGCTGCTGACTGGTATATTTTTGACACAGTTAAAGAAACTTCTTCATTAGCTGAAGCGGTTGCTGTAAACGTTCAAAATGGTACAATGTCATTCACCCCAACTGTATCGTTGGTAATGAATAAAATGAACACACAAAAAAGAAACCTTATCCACATGTTGGCTTTAGGTATCTTGGTTGCTGTTGTTAAAGACAATAACGGTATCTACTGGTTAGTAGGTCAGAAAAAAGGTTTAGATGTAACTGCTGTTGACAACAACACTGGTACTGCATTGGGTGACAGAAACGGTTCAACAGTTACGTTGACTGGTGCTGAAAGCTTACCAATGGCTGCTTTATCTGCCGCTGCTGTAGCGCAATTGAAATTAGTTGCTGCTTACGTATAATTCCGTATCATCGAATTAATAAGACCCCTGGCATTACGCTGGGGGTTTTTTTTTACCCATTATTTGTCTTTTGCGGTTTTGGCTTATATTTATATTAAAGGTAAATTTGAATATTAACGAATATATAACGAAGAATTATAATACTTTATATCAAGCCGCTAAAAATATAACAAAGGGTCATGCTCTCACCGATGACTTATTTAGCCATTGTATAGAAGTATTATTAACAGATAAGGATGGTGAAAAAATACAACAACTTATTGACAAAAACCAACTACATTATTATTTTACAGCGATACTAATTAGAAATTATCATTCATCCACATCTAGGTTTCATTACATATACCGCAAACCAAGCGATATGATAAGTGATAAGGATGTTTATCTAGTGGAATTACCAGAGGATGAATTTGATGGTCTTAAAGAAGCTAAAATTGAATTTATCGAAAAGGAAATTGAACACCTTGACTGGTACGATAAACAATTGGTTAAATTATATTTTTATGATAACCTGTCATATAGAAAAATAGCTGAATTAACCAAGATACCCAAAACATCAATTTACAATGGTATCACATCAATTAAAAACAAAATTAAAAACAAATTATAATGGGTATTAAGAAATTTACATTTACAAAAGAAAATTATGAATTAGGGAAAGCCTATCTTCAAGAAATTGAAGGCGCTTATGAATTAACACATGACCAAATGATAAGACTTCACCAAATATCAACAGAATTGGGTGAATATAGTGTACCAGGTGCGTGTCCAACATGTAATAGACGTGCAAGGGTATTTATCACAGCATATGTTAATGAATATGAAAGGGTGGTTATAAATGGTGAAGATGAATAATGGCTAAGAAGATAGAAAGAAAAAGCAAGTTAACCAAAATTACTTCTGAAGACCTTTACAAAAAGACAAAGAATGATGGCACAACAGATGAACGTTCAAATAGAGCAAGTACAACAGACTATGTTGGCCTAACCTTTGAATGTAACTATGACACGTTTTTGGTTATAGCTGAAGCTGATAGGGTGTTATCAAAGAATGGTAAACACCTATATAGAAACTTTCATGTTAGATGCGTTGCATGTGGTACAGAAAGGGAAACATTAATAGCATCGCTAATAGGTAAAGGTGTGGCTTGTAGGGAATGTCAAACAACAGTTAGGGGTGTAAGGTTAGACTTATCAAAACCACCAATTACATTGGAAGGTAAAATTGAAGCGATGCATGAAATAAACCAAATATGGGATGAAATGAAACGCATGGCCAAAGCTGGACAACTAACTAAATATCTTGTAAAAAAGTTTGACGTTAATGAATACCTAATTAATGATGAAGAAGAAGATAAACCAAATGAAATGGTCGATGATAGCGATGATATTAACTATGACGATATTAATATTAATTGGGATGAAGAAATTAAAAAATATCTATAATGACAAAACCTAAATATAAAGCACATGGTAAAGAAACAAGGTTACGCAGTTACGTAAAGCTAGAAGACCTTGGTGCTTATATCAAAGAAAAATATGATGGCTATAGGTTAACAGAACAGACCATCGAATTTGCGATGAAGGTTGCTGCTGGTGAAGATGCAATATCAGCTGTAAGAGATGTGTATAGTTTACAAGAAAATGCAGCAGAAGCCAGAAGACAGGCAAAAGAATTGATGTTAAAACCAAAGGTGGTTGAAACAATTAACATCATACGTGAAAATATAAAACACCAGACAATTGTTGATACCAATAGCATACTTATGCGACTGGAAATGATGTATGGGGAATGCATACAGGAAAACGATAGGGCAAACGCTTTGAAGGTCCTAAAACAGATGGCTGATATTGTAAGCAAAATTGATGGCACAACTAGTGTTGGTGATGTAACCATACAGTTCACCTTACCGAACCCTATGAAGGCTAAAACAATTGATATAACAGAAGCTGAAGTAGAATAATATGTTAATAACATTACAGGGGGCGGATCTGTTCCCATGGCAACAAGAAGTATATCGTTCTTATATTGAAGATGACTTTAAAACGTATATCTTAAACACATCTAGACAGATAGGTAAGTCATTACTTATCAGCCAGTTGGTGTTGCATTCAGCAATTAACAATGAAAAGGTTATCGTAGGGGTGGTGTCATTGACGTATAAACAGACCAAATTAATTTACAACAGCATCAGCGAAATACTTGCAAATACACCACTTTTGGCCAGTGATAACAAGTCAGAACTTGAAATAAAGTTGGTTAATGGGTCATCCATAAAATTCCTATCCATCCAGAACTACGATGCAATTCGTGGTCACACCTTCGAATATTTATTTTGCGATGAGGCTGCTTATTATCCACCAAATGTATACCAACAGGTATTGCAACCAACTACACTAGCCAGGGGCCGCAAAACGGTTCTATGTTCAACCCCAAGGGGTATCAATTACTTCTATGACTTATACATGCGTGGGATGGACCAGGATGATAAAACAACCATATCATTTAAATATGACTTTACCGCTAACCCCTTCTTCAACCTGGATGAAATTGAAGCCATTAGAAAGCAATTACCAGATGGGATATTCCGTGCAGAATACTTGGGTGAATTTAGTGAAAACAGTTCGGTGTTCGGTAATGTAAAAGATGTGTGTATTCACCATGGGTATCCAACACCAAGTGGTAATTTATTCTGTGGTATTGACGTTGGTTTATTCCATGACTATGCTGTTGCATCCATATTTGATGCAAACGGTAATTTGGTCGCATTTTACCGTAGCAAAACAGGTAGCATAAATAAATTAAATTCAGAACTTGAAGAATTTTTAAACAAATACAAACCCACAAAAACCCTCATAGAATTGAATAACGTTGGGGTATCGGTATATGAACACCTTCAGCCACGTGTTCGTGGTGTGGAAGGCTTTAAAACAACCGCTGTGTCGAAGCCAGATCTTATCAACCAACTACAGAATAGTATTGAAGATAAAAGAATTAAATTATTACACCAACAATTCATACCAGAAATATACGATGAACTGGTGAACTTCACTTTTAATTACAGTGAAAAGACCAGGGCCATCCAATATTCAGCGTTGCCAGGTAAGCATGATGATATTGTCATCAGTTTGGCTTTGGCCAATAAGATATTTGTTGAAGCAAACTTCAGCATTAAACCAAAAATAAAAGTTCGTTTTGGATAAAGAAACGATAACAAAATTATTATATTTATAAACAGATGGAAAAAATTAAATACAAAGATATTGAATATAACATCCCCACATCTTGGGATGAAATGACAGTATTGCAATTATACAGTTTAAATGACTATATAGCGACATTAGGTGATACGGAAACGGATGATAACATCATCTATTCAAATATATTCCACCATATGACTGGTTTGAATAAAAACGCATTTTTAAAGTTATCTATAACTGATGCGATGGCCTTCAAACAGGCTATGTTATTTATTACCACAACAAAAATTAAGGAAGAAGAATTTAAAAGTGAAATTGAATATAAACAATATGTTTTAAAGGTTAAGAATTTTGATAAACTTAACTTTGGTGAATACATAGATGCGACCGCAATTTCATCTGAACCATCATCAAAGAATTTAATTAAATTGTTATCGTTGGTGACGGATGTTTATCTTAAAAAGAATATAAAAAAGTTTAGGTTTAAGGATAAGTTGGTTAATGCAACCCAAGAACAAAAGGAAGATATTATATCTAATTTACCAGCCACCAAAGCAAACGCAATTGTCGCTTTTTTTTTGCGTGGTCAAAAACAGTTAGGTCGCAATACAGTGTCTTATTTGAACAGACTGGCTCTTCGTCTGGCCATGAGAGCAATTTTGCTGGGGGTTGGTCTTACTATATTTGGCTTATGGACGCATGTCAAGATGATGTTACGAAACTTAATGAAGTGGTTGTTCTTCCGTTCAGACAAGTCATTACCTACCTTACCTACAGAACATCAAAAAATAACATGATAGAAGCTATCAGAAAAGAACAAGAACAACAGTCAAAATATAAAAGATAATGAATTACAGTCAATTAACAACCTACCTTAAGACCACCGCTGCATCCCACATTAATGTGGTATATTCTGAAGCTGGTTATATAGAAAACCTTAACTGGGGTGAAAACAACTATCCAATGGTGATGTTTGTTTGTCAACCTGGTACATTCAGCATAAACAAAATAAGATACAACATGACCATGATAGTGGCCGACATTATGGATGATGCAACCTTGCAACAAATTACCAAACAGTCGAACATGTTTGATATCGGCCGTGATATTATCAACCAGATATTGTTGGATAGTCAACCTTCTAGTTCAACTTTTGACCTTATTGAAGACAGTGTGATATTCACACCGTTTACCGATAACTTACCAGACCTTTGTACTGGGTTCCAATTTGACTTTGTAATTGAGGTTCAAAATAAAAATAGTTGTGTATTACCATTCGGGAACTAATGGAAGAATTTGTAATATCACCAGAATTGTATAAGGCGTTAGGGGATGAATTAAAAAAGAATTTAATTCAAGAACTACGTAGAACCAAAGCCATCGCCTCTGGCGATCTGCTTAAGTCCATACAATTCGATGTTAAAGAAAACAATGATGGTGGTGCGACTATAAGCTTAAATGGTAATGAATATATCACCTATGTTGATAAAGGTAGAAAACCAGGTAAATACGCCCCAACAAAAGCGTTAAAAGAATGGATAAAGTCTAAGGGTATCGCAACAGATGAAGCAAAGGTGACAGCAATTGCATTTGCAATTAATAACAAAATAAAAAGACAGGGTATTAAACCAAGACCAATTCTTGAAAGGGCTTACACCAACGGTTTGCCGATGTATGATAAGATAATAGATGACACCTTAAACAAAGACCTTGATAAGTATTTAAACGAAACATTAAACAATATATAATATGGCTATTCAAACAATAGAAACCCCAAATGAATTTAACTTTGCCAGACAGACAATTCCGTTCTTGGTTAAGTCCACATTAATAGGTCCATCTGGAACAGGTGGTATCGACCCAATTGAACGTGCCTTTAGGTTCGTATTTGATGTTGTGGTACAAATAGGTAATGGTACCTATAAGACATATGCATCAGTTGCAATTCCACCAAGACCAGATAACTATTATTCATTCTTTGATGTGTCACCACTTATCATCGATGCATTATCATATGACCTTGGAACACATCAACAAACCTTTGCAACAGCATGTGCAAATAGTATAGTAAAATTTAAGGTATTCTGTACCGAAAGATATTTGGATGCCAATGGTGTGTTTATATCTGGTACCAAAACATCTTTGGGTGAATATTATGGTATTGATGCGGCTGGTAACGAAGGTATCGACCCTTATCTTATAAATGCTTTAAACCTAAAGAAACCATTACACTATCACCAATTGATAGATGCTGGTGAATTAAAGGTAAACGCAAAAGAACCCCTTACATTATCTTGGTTGTCAAGAAACGACTTGGGTGTAAATGAATTGGAATATATCCACGGTAATTACGGTACGTTCAGCAACATCGCAGCAGTTGGTGTTGGAACCACATCAAACGTTATGAACGCTTATACAGGTATCACCAAGAATGCTTTAACAACATTGGGTGTTGGTGCAACATCAACCCCACCATCATTAAGAACGGTTTTAAACGGTGTTACAGGTACGGCAACATCCATCATGGTAATTAAGTTTACAGACTTAGACTTATCAGCGAATACAACATACAAATTTAACATAGGTGCAAAGATATTAACAGGTCCATATCCTGGTGGTTCACCAACATCATCACAGTCAAATGCGTTGACGCTTAGACCAGTTGTTATAGGTACGAACTTTACACCAGTTACAGGTGTGGGTGTTACAATGCAACAGGCTGCTTCTGGTGCACCCAACTCATGGCAAGGTGGTGCAATTACATTTGTAACAAACAGTTCGTTTGTGACAGGTGATATTACGGCAATTGAAATACAAATTCAAACACCTAACAGTACAACATTCCCATTAGGGTTTATGAACGGTGTAAGTGTTAATTTAACATCAGCCACTTTATACGAAACAGCTAACACAGGTACCCCATTTGTTTATGACGTACAAGTTATCACTGATAACAACACCACATACACGATGCCATCTGGTTATACCCAAAACATTATCCCATTGAATGATACCAAACAGTCACGTTTTGATACACCTGTGGGTCCATATAAACAATATCATCCAACTGGTCAAGACACAACAACAGGTTACTGGTTAAATTCACCTGGTGTGCCAGCAAAATGGTTCCAGGTTAGACTTAGAAATGCCATTGGTGGTGTTATTGGTCTAAGTGAAAAGATATACCAAATTAACGACACCTGTCAAAACTGCGAAAAGTTCAGACTTAAGTGGAAGACACAGCTAGGTGGGTGGGACTATTTTACATTCACCAAAGTAAGCAAAGCTAAAACAAGTATAGAACGTGAAAACTTCAAACGTTCACGTGGTACAATTAGTTCAACAGCTTACAAAGAATTGTCATCTGACCGTGGTTATCAGTCTTTGAATATCAAATTAGAAGATACCTACACAATTATTACAGACTGGGTTGGTGATGGTACAGCTAAATGGATGCAAGACTTATTCACATCGGATGAGGTTTATCTATTGAACCCAGAACCGTTTATGAAGTACCCAACCACAACTGAATTTGACTTAGAATACCCAGTGTTCGTACAACAAACAGAAGTTGAATATATGAATAACAGTATTGAAGCTAAGTTGAAGAACTTTGTAATAGAAATAACACCAGCAATACGCTTCGAAGAAAATACAACCAACTAATGTTAAAAAAGACAGAACTTTATATTGAAGATAGACAGCTTGACCTATACGGTAACGAAGCGTTCTTATTAAACTTTAACGTGGCTGATATTAGTGATATATCAGCCAAAGCGTCATCCTATTCCAAAGAAGTTGATATACCAGCTACAAAGGAAAATAACAAAACCTTTAGCCACCTTTTTAACATAAGTTCTGAGGGTTACTTTAACCCAATATCAAAGAAAACATCTGAAGTGTATATCGATGGTATTTGTGTTATGCGTGGATATTTTAAATTGAATAGCATCACCATCATCGATAATGAATATGTTACTTATCATGGGGTTATTTATGAAGATGCTGTGAATTTTGTACAGTCATTGGGTGACCTTGAAATATCGAACCTTATATGGGATGTTACGGGATCAACCGTAACATCTGGTATTACAACTGGTACAATTACATTGGATGACTATTATGGTACGGACTTTAAACAATTTGTAACCACTTCGTCTAACGGACCAGGTGGTGGTATGCAAATTACCGCCAACAGAATTTATAATTCAAACAATAACGGTTTATCATTTACTGGTGGTGTGTTCGGTTCATTACAAAACATATCAAAGGATACATTATTATGGGGTGGTGGTACAAATTCAAACCCCAATATACAGGCTTTTGTGCCATTTACAGCTGTTAACGTATCATTGACAGCCACAATACGTTTTAGTGTTCCTAGGGCGGTTAAATGGGCTTTTAGAAAAGCTGTATATAACATATCAACTGGTCAGTGGTCACATTTCAATATTATAACTGGACCAGCAACAACAACAATACCGTCTATCACATTATTAACAGCATCAATGCCAACAACACAAATAAATGCTGGTGAGGCTTTATATTTTGTTGTTTTCGATGCTTTCCCACAAAGTGGTGTTACATCAGCACCATTACCTATTATATCATCATTAAGTAGTGTTACTGGTAACATACAAAGTGTTGCAACACAGGTTAGCAATTCAGCTACAATTGATGAAGGACTTATAATGCAAAATATTGCCACCGTAACTGGTGCAACAAACGGTTTATATACATTCCCATTAATTGACTATAACCAAACATACCCTTATTCAGCTACAAACGTTACTTTAAGCAACCAAACTGAAGCTGGTGAAGCAAATGTTAGAATACATTTTAATGACCTTAGACCAGCCTTATTTGTTAAACACATCTGGGATAAAATATTCAAACAAAGTGGTTTCAAATACAAGTCAAAATTCTTGGACACCAATGCTGACCTATTCAATAAATTAATTGTTATCGGTGGTATGGAAGAAGATGAAATTGTTGCCCCACAATTTGATGCCGTTCTTACTGGAACAACTGGTACTTATTACACATTAATTGAACCTGTACAAGATGTTGATACACCATCAACTGGTACAGCACAAACTGGTTATAATTATAAGTCATTCTTAGTTGGTGGTTCAGTCCCTAATAACCCAACCACTGGTCAATGGAAAATAAACACCAATAAATATTCCTATACTGAATTTTTAAAGGCAAACCATACATGGGCCAATAAATTAAACCCAGCACATGGTTATTCTGGTGCTGACTATGGTTTCGTATTAAAAGCTTTGGTTGCTGGTAGATATAAAATTGACACCCAATTAAAAGGTTTGTCATTACCTGTTAAATACGGTTCCAACATCGCACCAAACTTTCAACAAGGTATTACATACAGGCTTAAGGTTGAAGTGTTAAAGAATGGTTCGTGGGCTAATAGTCCTGACCTATTCACCGTACCACAAAAAAGTAAGTGGGTTGAAAAGAAGGTTGTTACATTCAAAAGGGATGTGGCTCAAACCAACCAAGAATTTACATTAAACATAAACGAAACAATTGAACTTGAAAAGGGTGACCTTTGCCGTGTTATATTATTGGGTTCAGCTGAAGCACAGAATGACCCAACATCAACTGATGCGACACCATACACTTCTGAAACAAGGTTATACTTTGGTCAATGTTATGTTAATTATTCAAGATGTGGTACATGGTTAAATAAGACCATCACCAGTTATACTGACTTGATGCCAAAAGGTTTAAAACAAAAAGACTTTGTATTGGGTATCAGTAAGATGTTTAACCTTTATTTTGAGCCAGATAAACAAGACCCTAAGACGCTTTATATCGAACCTAGGGATGTTTACTATGAAGATGGGCGTGTATTGAACTGGGAAAAGAAATTGGACTATTCTAAACCAATTGATATTAACATATTGTCACATGACCAGGCTAAGAATTATGTGTTCAAATATGCGGATGATAGCACCGACTTTAACACCGAACAATTTAAAAAGTTTACACCAAATGGGTTAAATTTCGGTTCATTTAAATTCACATCACCAAATGAATACGTTTCTGAAACTGAAGAATTGGAAGTACCATTTGCTGCATCTTATTTGCAAAAGATAAGTGGTACAGACCCATTAAACAACGTTACAGGTACAACTTTTTCACCAATTGTTATTACCAAGATAATTGACCCAGAAAGTCAGAAACCTGGTTACAATGGCGATCCCGCTGAATGGAAAAAAGAACCACGTATTTTGATGTATGGTGGTCCAATTCAATTGGCACCGCAAATATCCAGAAACTATTCTTTATACTTTGTTGGTAACGAACCAGATGGTGATGAATACACAATTGAAATGAATTACTATGGTTATGCTGGCCACTATGACAAACCAGTTAACCCAACTATTGATATAAACTTTTATACGGATACGCATTACTTACCAACCACTTATTGGAATACAATTAGCGGTAACACCATTACATCAACATCAACAACGTCAATAGACTTATCGGCTTTGGTTATCGGAAATAACCAGGTAGTTAACTTGGTGACCCCTGGTAACTTTACTATTAACCCAGCTGTTGAAAAATATGTTAAGGTATCTTCAGCTACTGACCCAACCAAGTATTTCATAGGTTTGATAATATCATCAACATCGACCACGATGACCCTTAAAATTACACAGAAATTTGGTACTGGTACGTTCAATAGCTGGAAAATTGTTCTTAATGATGTTTATTTAAAATACAACTTATTCAATGTGTTTTATAAAAACCAGATGATAGAATTAACCGACCAGACGGCTAGGTTGATGACGTGTAACATGTATTTAACACCAACAGATGTTACCAACTTTAGGTTCAATGATATTGTCTATGCACACAATGAATACTGGCGTGTAAATAAAATTGTTGACTACGATACATCATCTGACGTTAACCAAACAACAAAGGTTGAATTAATTAAAATATTGCGTGCCGACACCAATAAATTAATTGACTATATTGCTGGTGGTTATTTGGGTATCAATGGTGGTACTGGTGGTAACACAACATCAACAGGAACTAGTTCATTTAACGGTAACACCCCATCTGTTGTTAATTTAACACCTTATGGTGGTCCTGGTGTGTATAACCAAGACACAATGGGTATGTTTATGATGGCTGGTAATAATATCATCTTGGATAGTAACAGTGAAGCCCCAACTTATTTCCAAATGGGTGAAACAGTTTATACTGGTAGTGATGATATTTATGATACAATATCCAACCAGGTGTTATTAACACAAGAATTATTAAACGCCCCAGCTGACAAACCAACTGGTGAAAGCATAACTTATATGGATAAAGATGCTGGCCGTATTACATTGGATGGAATTTATTCACAGGTGTATTTTGATGTTATTGCAAGAAATATGTTATTTATCATCACCTTACAAGATATTATAACCGATGGTTATACCATCCATTTTGATGCTTTAAATGACACCACAACGACTTTCATACAAATTGAAAACGGTAACGCCACCACCAATGAAGTATTCGTTGTAAACGCAGATAATAGCGTTATCGCAAAATATGATGCAGCGAAAGATAAATGGGTTATATCTAGGGGATAAACCAAAAGGAATAAATTTATATTTAATTTAAAAGACCACAATGGCTGATAATATAAAAAAGATAATACAAATTGAATTTCAAGTCAATAACGCACCTGTACAACAATTCGAAGGTACGCTTGACGAAGTTATTGCAAAAGTCGCTGAAGTTGAAGAAGCAATTAGTACGCTTCCAGATGCTGAATTAAAATTAAAGGTTGATGGTGTTGAAAAGACCACCAAAGAACTTAAAGACTTAGAACAGCAAACCAAGAAAACTGATAAAGCCATGGATGGCTTAGGTAAAGAAACTGGTGACTTATCCAAAAGCTTTGCTGACATATATGGTGAAGCGCAACCCCTTACAGGTAAGCTTGGTGAAATTGAAGACCGTTTATATGCGTTAGCTGATGCTGGTAAAACAAACACCAGTGAATTTGCCACTTTAACAGCTGAAGCTGGTAGGTTAAGAAAAGCGCAGATCGATGTGGACCTTGCTGTCGATAGTGCAGCTAAAACCATCGGTCAAAAGATGGGTGGCGCATTAAACGCTGCTGCTGGTGGCTTTGCTGTTGCACAGGGTGCAGCTGGTTTATTTGGTTCAGAAAATGAAAAGGTTGAAAAAGCTTTATTGAAGGTTCAAAGTGCTTTGGCAATTGTATCTGGTATCACCGCATTCCGTGAAAACAAAAAAGATATTGCTGGTTTAGTAACAAGCTTTGGCAACCTTTCAAATGGTATCGGTGGTGCCATAGCTAAAATGCTTGGTTTTGGTACAGCTAGTGCTGTTGCTGGGGCTGAAGCTGAAGCTGGCTTTGCCGCTGCATCAACTGGTGCAAAAGGTTTTTCTGTTGCTTTGACCGCAACTGGTATTGGTGCCATCATTGTTGGTATTGGTGTTGCCTTGGCTGTTGTTGCAGCTTATTGGGATGATATAACCAAAGCTGTTTCTGGTGTATCTTCAGCTGAACGTGATAGTCTTGAAAAAGCTAAAGCTAATACCACTGAACAACAACGTAAATTGGATAACTTAAATTCCCAAGATGAAACGTTAAAAGCGCAAGGTAAAAGCGAAGAAGAAATTCTAGCTTTAAAAAAGCAACAAACACAAAAGGTATTGGATGCCACCAAACTTGAACAAAATAAAGCTGACCAAATTGCTAAAGCTGAAATTGAACAGGCTAAAAGAAACAATAAGATATTACAATTTATTGTAAGGGCTGGTATTGAAGGTGCTACCTTAATGTTAAGGTTATTAGCATTACCAATTGATGCCGTTATTGAAGCTGTTAATATTGCCAGTGAAGCGTTAGGACTTGGTAAAGCAATTGACTTTAACATCAACGCCAAAATTAGTGATATAAACGCTTCATTAGCTAAGGGTGCTGCTGACTTATTTATTGACCCAGCTGAACTTGAAGCTGAACGCCAAAAAACATTAAAGACTAATGAAGAAACTAATATAGCGCTTCAAAACCAACTTGACGGTTTCGATAACCAAATTAAGGATAAGAAAAAACAAAAAGGGCAAGAAGCTGCAAAAGCCACTGCTGACCTTAATAAAAAAATTATTGACGAAACAAAAAGACATAATGCTGAATTAGCAAAAATTGCTGAAGATGCAACCAAGTTAGCATTGGAAAAAAGAAAGCAAGAAGCAAAGACATTGCTTGACGAATTGGCTATAGACCAACAATTGGAAATGAACGCTTTAAAGAAAGGTTATGATGACCAAATTAAAGCTGCCACCGATGCTGGAAAAGAAATTCAAAAACAAATTGCTGGTGGTAAAGATGCTGAGGGTAAAGCTTTAAGCAAAGCGCAATTGGACGCATTGAAAAAACAGGTTCAAAACTACAATGATGAAGTTGTTAAACTTACCGCAAATAGAACCCAAGCTGTAACAAACTTGGAAGTAACTCAAGGTGAAAAGACAAAAGAAATATTGGATGACACCTTAAAGGAACAACAAGCTTATAATGAAGAAGTTTATGGTTTGACACTGGAATTGGTTAACGCACAAACTGACCTTGAAAATAAAGCTTTGGCTGAAAAGTTAAAACAATACGGTTTCACCGAAGAACAAATTGCTGCCATCCAAAAGAAAAGAAAGGATGCTGCTGGTGATGAATTTACACAAAACATCAAGAAGCTTGAAAGTGATAAAGCATATTTCGATGCCCTTGCAAAGATATACAACGATGATACTTTAAACCAAGAACAAAGAGCTAAGGCAATTGAAAAACTTGATAAGAAAAGAACAGCTGATGCTTTAACAAATGAATTGGTTATTTTAAAAAGCAAACAAAAAGCTGGTGAAGAAGAAACAAAGGGATACAAAGAAAGGGCTGCCAGAATAGCTGAAATTGAAGCACAACAAGCACAAACATCTGTTGAAACAACTGAAGATGCTGAAGCTAAAAAACAAAAAGCTAAAGAAGAAGCTTTTGATAGGGCGGTTGAATTAGCGAATGCGTTGGCGGATCTGGCGCAAGCCTTGCTTGAAATTGAAACAGCACGTATTGAAAGCGAATATGAAAAACGTGCTAATGCACAACAAGATAGAACCGATAGGTTATTAGCAAATGATGAATTAACCGCTGAACAACGTACTGAAATTGAAAGAATGGGTGCTGTTGAAAGTGCAAAAATTGAAGAAGAAAAACAAGCTAAGTTAAAAGATATTCAAAAGAAACAAGCTGATGTTCAATTTGCAATTACAGTTGCTAATATTATCGCACAAACTGGTCTAGCTTTAGCTGAAGCGGCTACATATTTAAGTAACCCAGTTACAGCACCACTTTATCCAGTTATCGCTGGTTTAATTGCTGGTATTGGTGCAGTTCAGTTAGCTACAGCTACAGCACAAAGAGCTGCTGTTCAAGGTTTAGCACGTGGTGGTATGGTTTATGGTCCTGGTGGGCCAACTGATGACCTTATCCCAGCGATGTTATCAAACGGTGAAGCTGTAATTAACGCAAGTGCTGTATCAAAGTTTGCCCCTGTTTTATCAGCGATAAACCAAAGTACTGGTGGTGCACCTATCAAACCACGTTTTGCTGCTGGTGGTATTGTAACACCTAACCCAGGTCAAGTTACTGTAAGCAATATAAATGACATTGCAGCGGTTGCTGGAACATCGGCTGTTAGGGCTTATATCTTAGAAGCAGATGTTACGTCTGAAAGCGCAAGAAACGCAAGAATAACTAGACAGTCTAGAATTAAATAAAATTATAACTATATTTATAATATGGAATACCAAAGACCAATATACGACATTAGCATTAAGGAAGCCTTACATTTGGGGGTTGATGAAGTGGCATTTGTACACGACCCTGCGATGCAAGAATTATTTGTGGCAATGGCCAACGAAATAACAAAACTATTATTATCTGAAGATGATAAGATGATAGTTACAGGACCAGCATTGGTTCCAGATAAACTTATCTATCGTGTTCACCCAAAGACAGGTGCTGAATATTACATCCGTTTTAGTGAAGAAGTAATTCAACAAATTGTGCAAAGATATTTCACCCAAAACCGTCAAATTCATTTCAACCTGGAGCATAATAAAGAAAATGACGTACAAGGGGTTATTTTGGAAAGCTGGATAGTGGAAGACCCATCGATGGATAAAAGTGCTGCAATGGGCTTTAAACAGCTTCAAAAAGGTACATGGATGATAAGTGTTAAAGTTCAAAGTAAAGAATTCTGGAATGACTATGTAAAAACTGGTAAGGTTCGTGGGTTTTCAATAGAAGGTGCATTTGGTCAAAGCCTTGCTGAAGCAATGGCAAACCAGGAATTGGTTGAACCACATTCTGGTGAACACCAGGATGAATTTATTCCACGTTGTGTTGCATATCATGTTGATAAAGAAAATATGGACCCCGATCAGGCAACAGCCATTTGCTATACCAAGTGGGATGAAAAGCTTAGGGTTGGTGAAAAAATTGGTTATGACTTTGATGGTACCATCAGCACCCGTATAGGCCAGGCAATGGCTGAAAAGGATATTAAGTCTGGTTCAACCGTTTACATCATATCAGCACGTTCATCTGCATCTGGTATGTATAGAATTGCTGACAAACTTGGAATACCGCATGACCGTGTATTTGCGATGGGTGGTAACTTGGCTAAAGCTGAAAAGGTTAAAGAACTTGGTTTGGATACATTCTATGACAATAACAGAATGGTAAGACGTTTGCTTCCACGTGGTGTAGGTGTTAACTTCACCTTAAGTGAACAGGAAATTGAAATACTAATTAAAGCTGCGATAGAAGCATAAAAAAAGTTTCAAAAAAATTTGGTGGATAAGAAAATAGTCGTATCTTTGTTGGGTCGTAAGGAAACAACGAAGGGCGAGGGTAAGACCACGAAGTAACTCAGAGGTACGTTGCCCAAAATTTCTAAACTTTTTTACAAAAAAAAGGGGCTTTAGGCCCCTTCTGTTATTTTATAGTTCTGAATGTTAGGTTTATTCTTGGCTCCGCATTCTTTTGTTTAGGTATGCAGTGTTCCCAGTCCTTTTGCATTTCCTCAGACATTACCAATACACTTCTATCTTTTAGTTCGTAAGTGATAGTTTCTTTGGTGTGTTTGTTTCTAATTTTGAATTTGCGTGTACCACCAAATGAGAATGATACGATAGGCCCAGTCAATTCTGGTTCGTCATCTGAGTGCCATGCAATGCTGTGGTCACCATCTTGGTAGTAGTTACATAGTACAGCGTTAAATTTGTAAAATGGTTTACCTATTGCAACTGCGGCAACATTATTTAACATACTAAGATATGGTGTCCATTGGTTTGGTTGGCATACTATACCGCTATAGGTATATGTTTTGCCAGCGTCACCATAGTATGCTTGTAGGCGTGGGATGTTATGGGTTTTGCCATACAATTTTATTGTACGTTGTTCCCACAATAAGTCCCAAGATAATTCAGCGAAAAAGTCGATGCCGATACCATCCAATAGATGGTCCAAGATAACTACGTTCGCTTCTGCGTAGTTGTTGTCAGCTGTTATTGCATTTTCCATATAGCAAAGATAATACTTTTTTCTTATCCACCAAACATTATTAGTAATTTAGAATGGGTCTAAATAAGCAAAGTATAAGGCAGGGGTGGTTTTAGACCTTAGTTATCTTGTGAACAACCACCCTTCCGCTTATTGGACAGTACAAAGATACAGCTTTTTTCTTATCCACCAAATTTTTTTGAAACTTTTTTTAAAAAAAATAAGAAAGGGCCAGATCGGCCCTTTCTTATTATAACGCTTTTACTAATTCACTGAACTTTGCTTTGGCTAATTCAAGTGTTGGGCAATTGAACGCCCTATCATTACCAAAGTCATTATCATCTGGATACATGCAGAAGGCACCTTTAGCTGTTTCCATGTATCTGGCTTCAAAGACCACATAGTGGATATTACCATCGTAGTCTACCTGGTAAATAAAAACTGTTTCAAGATATTCTTCAATTTGGTTATAGTGTATCATCATTCTGATACCTTTTTTCTTATCGTCTGCGATATTACCTTTGCGGTGGAATTGTTTAGGTAAGTGATGTAATGTCATCGTTTGTATTTTTTCGTAGGTTTACGCTTCTTTGTCGGTGGTACTGCACGTTGTTTCAACCCTAATGCTTTGCGTACAACGCTGTAATTTTTCTTAATTGTTGCCATGGTATTCAGTTAATATATCGACATGTGTATTAATTGCATCTAATAGTGGTTCCAATACTTGGATATCGAAGTTTATTACATGCGTTTTGTCTGTGCTGTCAAGTACGAATAGTGTCATTGTTCCACCGTTGGTTGTTGAATTAACAATTTTGGTGATGTTGGTAAAGATAATTTGTTCTTCCATAGTGTTTTTCTTTTATGTTACAAATGTAGTAGTTATTTTTTTACGGTGCAACTATTTGTTTAAATATTTTTTACATTCTTCAAACCATCCGTTTTTTTGCGCTGCATCTAATGACCCAGATGATGCTTTAGTCCATTCACCTATACTTTTATATTTTTTAGCTTCTTCAATACAACGTTCCTTTATCCAGTAACCCCTAGGTTTATTTTTTATAACCATATGTACCGTACATTCTTCTAACCAACCATTTTTACGTGCCCATTGATATGATGAACTTGAACCAAGTTGCCATTCAGTTTTTGAATTATATTTTTTAGCTTCTTCAATACAATTATTTTTATCATTCCAATGACCTTGTTTAACATACACTATATGTGCTGTGCATTCTTCTAACCAACCATTTTTACGTGCAACATTAAATGACCCACCAGAACTTTTTTGCCATTCACGAACACGTTTATATTTTTTAGCTTCTTCAATACAACGTTCTTTGGTCCAATAACCTTTTGGGGTATAATTGGTCATATGACTAATACATTCATCAAACCAACCATTTTTACGTGCAATATTTTCAGAACCACCAGAATTTATTTTCCATTCATTTGGTGAATTATATTTTGCAGCTTCTTCAATACAACGTTCTTTTGTCCACCAACCCATAGGTAAAACTTGATACTCACCCAACAAATATTTAACCTCACGTATCTTAGCAAAGCTGTGGTTTACCATCGCTTCACCATTGTCTTTGTGCAATAGGTCTTTGAAGAAACGAATACCTTCTGGCAACCCCAAGAACTCAACTGGTTGTATACCAGTTTCTCTACGTTGACGTGGTTCACCTGGTTCACCTGGTTCACGTGGTTCACGTGGTGATCTAGGTGTTCTTACAACAGGAATTTCAAGGTCCAAAAAGTTCTCACCATTATACTTCGTATAGTAGCTTTCATCACACAAACACATCGTGGCTGTCATAATGTATTCATAATTGTGTTCAAGGTCCTTAGGGGCAATTTTAAAGAAGAATTTCTTTCTACCATCTGGGTGCTTACGAATAACACGACACATCAATTGAAAGATACGGTCGATGTTCTGTGTACCAGACATATCAACCACGTTTATCATTCTTGTAAAGCTAAACCCTAAAATACCACGACCAACTACAATAAGAACACGACAGTCCTCATCATCTTTAAAGCGTTGAATTTCTGATGATGTGCTGTCGGTATCGGACGTACTTAACGCAACGTTTATATTCTTTGACATGAAGTAGTTTCTAATTTGTCTGGCTTGTTCCTGTGAACGTGCGACTATCATCGTCTTATCCAAAGCCTTCAATGGTAGGTGCCACCCAGTCAATGCCGATACACCAGCTTCAATTGATGTAAATTCTTTTAACACCGACTTTAATTTGTTAACAAGAACACCTAAAAAGTCATTCAACGTGTTAATGGTTTCTTGTTCCTGGAATTGGTAGTCTTCACGAACTTCACCAGACGCATTAAAGTCCGTGCGGTTCATTTTGTAATTAGAAGATGCTACAACAACTGTAAGGTCTTCAACCATGTCATAGTCAAGAATTTCATTTACGGTAATTGTAATAAGCGGAAATTCGTTTAAGATGAATATTGAAGGTGTACCAGTCAACATCAACTGATGTTTAACACCAGCTTGTCTAATGATATTCTGAACCATATCAGCAAAGTAGAATTGGTGTGCTTCATCAACAACCACCATATCGAATTTTGGTAATTTCTTAACACCTTTGATAGACTGTGGGATAGTTACAACAACCTGTGCATCGCATTCATCCATTTCACGTTTGCGTGTAATTTCACAATGCGTAAAGTCTGGGTTGGCACCCACAATTTCTTCATAGTATTGTGAACGCAATACGTTTGTACCGTGGGCCAATACCAACACCCTAAAGTCTGGGTTATCTTTTAGAATGGTATCTATCATACAGATAGACATAAGAGTTTTACCAGCACTTGGGCATGCAGCAAACACCGTTGGTAGTTCTTGGGTTGCAAGTGAAGTGATGACAGTTTGCATCTTTTCAGCTTGGTATCCCAGTTGTTTCAAGTTTCTTTTAGCAAACCATTCGCTAAAGTCGTAGTTAATTTTTGTTTCCATAGTATTGAATTTATATTGCAAATATACAACTTATTTTTTACCCACCAAATTTATTTAAAAATTATTTTGACCAATTGTTTTGATGAATTTGAAGTCTGCTTTGAGTAACAAAGTGTTTCCAAAGTAACTTGTAATATAATTCTGTTCGACATGCAGTCCGTTACCTTCCAAGAGTACCTCAGCAATTCTGGAACCAATTTCAGCAACAACCTGGTGCCAGATGCGTTCCATACTAACACCGCCAGCATACTCGGCTGGAATTTCTTTTATAACTGTAACCGTTTCAACCCTATTTTGCATTGTCTTCAACCGCTTATAGTCTTCTTCAATACGTTGGTATTCTTTAACCTTCTGGTGGTATTCTTCAATTAACCTAATTAATGTTTCGTTGTTGTTTGTCATAAGTTCATTATTGGTGGGATATATTTTGATATTGTTAATGTAAGTGGTAGTGCTTCACCAACCCTTTCAACGGCATAACAACAGCCCTGGATAGTCCCATCATCAATGTCTGGTTCAAAGACTATTTGTATATGTTTAGTTTGGTTATGCACAACCACAAGTATGCCATGTTGGGTTCTACATAGTGAATTATGTCTTAACCCTAATACGTTTTGTAATACGGTCACTTCTTCACCGTTGTTTGCTTTAATTATCATTTCTTTTTATTTAATTTAAAATAGTCGTTTATTGGTACCTTAATTCCGCTGGAAGCGGATCCGTTTGAACACTTATGTTTGCCAGCCAGATATTTTGTATTGCGATGATATTCATCATATAATTCCTTCAACCTTGAAGTTAATAAAAATATCACCCCACATGGTTGTTTGTTTTCATCAAGGAACACTGTTGACCATATGTCACTTTCGGTGGTTAGGATGCCGCTAATTTCATCTTCACCAGTGTGAGCATCATATTGCATGTCTTCAATGTAGATATTCCCTGTATCAAGATATTTACCAGCTTCTGTTTTAACTTCGATAAGTAATTCATCATTCATTATTTTATCGATAAAGTCTTCACCTACCTTACCTTCAATTTGGGTTTTATTAGCTTTCCTATCACCACGTCCTAATTTCTTTGTTAATGTACTAACAATTTTATGTTGGTCTTCAAGTGATAGTTGTTCAAATAGTTTTACAATTTCGTACATTGTATTTAATTTAGTCTTCTATCAGTTTATATACTGAAAATTTATTCTTGCTAACATCTACGATGTTCATTTGGTGTTCATGTCTTAGGATATGAATTACCGCTGCTAAGCGCATACACCCAAAATATTCTATTGCTTGAAGTTGGTTAATAGTCCTACCGCTTTCTAAGAAGCCTTTTAAGGCACTTACTTGGTTGTTTGGTTGTCTTCCTACCTTTAGTTCCATTTGCTTCATGTAGAAGCGTTGTTTGATGCTATTCTTGAAGAAGTTTAATTCTTCCATGAATTTAACATGTTGTTCATACTGTTGAAGAAAGTTATCAAAGTTATCAATTAGTTCATCACGGTCGCTTCCAGCGATACCTGTGTAAAGCTTTTGGTTTAGTTCCTTAAGCTTCATCTGTTGTGTTGGGGTTAATGTTTTGTTTGCCATTTTAGTTAAGTTGAAGTTGTACAGTTAATTTTTTCAAATATAATTCTTTTTCATCATATGACTTATCAAGATACCATTTATCTTCAATAATATATTTTGGGTTATTGGTACCTAAAGATACATCATTAATTGAACACCAAAATATAATATCTTCAATGGTATCCAAATTTCCTATATTATTAATAGTACTATTATTAATATCTATACATAGGTTTTCTTCTTTTTTTATATCTTTGTTATTAACTTCTGTTATTATGTAGGCACTTTCATCCTGGGGGTCTAGGATATTTATCTGGGGGGTGGGGGCTATTT